CTGCTTTGGCTCATCTGCCTCTTTTTTAGGCAGTTGGGTGGAATTTTCAGTTGTTTCGTTCATATTTAACCTCCGCAAAAGGTTGTTTTACAGCGTTTATTTTACTGTACTTGTCACACGCGAAAGCAATCTTGGCTTGCGATGCTGTTCATCTAGTATTTTTGGCACAGTGTGCTTCCATGATACTTGATGGTGTATCCGCTTGTCATTTGTGCCTACTTCTGAAATTTTCACACATGATGGTGCATACATGACTGAATAAAACGACTTGGTGTAAGTGCCAAGGTCAAGGTAGATTTCAGTCAAACCACCCGCATTTTGCTGAGTAACAATTTGCTGTAATCGCAATTGTGGTGTAGTCATAAACAATATGCCACGCCTACCCCATTCAGCGTACATATTTACATCTTCGTTAATTCGACCCATAAACTTAACGGGGCGATCTACACGAAACATAAACGAATTCATTACTTTTCTGTAAATTTCATCTTTTCGCATTTTGCTAAGTAACACGCAACCTTCGCCACCAATAAAGTCACCACCTTGTGCAAATGCCACCGAGTGGAATGGTGTTGTGTCTAAAAACGTGACCAATGCAAGCAAAATATCATCTAGTTTGCCAATCTTGTTTTCAGAAGTTATGTACTGCAATTCTTCGTTGGTTGAATAATCAAACCTTGTGTAATCGTCATCTAGTTGCCAAAAGTGCGTTAAACCAAGACTTTTTGCAATATCAAAGCTAATATTTCTTGCATAAACCACGCTATTGCGTTTTTTGAAGTTATCTCCACTATCAGTAAAATCAATAGCTTCTTGCTTGTTAAAAATTATTACGGAATCTTTGCCGTACACCTCTTTGTATTGATCAAGTTGCTTGTCTTCGTTATCGCATATTAAGTAAATTTTGCCCGTGTAGCCCTGTTTGCGTAAAGTCTGGTAGGTATAAACAGAATTTGCCCGACCATGCGTCAGGATAAACACGGCAAAAGTTTTAAGCATCATGTTCTTCGCCTTTTTCACTGGCGTAAACATCACTTATAGATTGCGATAGCTTTACATATCCATTTGCAATTGCTTTATCAAAGTCAATGATAACCAAGGCACTTTCTTCCATAAGCTGTTGTAAGTCTGGGTCAGCATGAGCATAAAACTCTGCAATTTGCTCAAAGTCAAAGCGTATATGTCTTGCGGCTGACGCTAACAAAAAGTCTTTAATTTCTTGCTCAATGTTAGGGTTTTGGTGAATTTTTGCTGTTAATTCTTCGTATTTGACTTTATCGTAAAGTTCACCAATTTCAGGACAATCACCAGATGGCGCATAAACTGGTGCATCTATTTTTTTGGTGTATTTACTATTGTCGATTTGCTCATCGTCTTCACCAAATGACAACTCTGTAATTTCTTCAGGCGTAAAACCTAATAAATCTATGTCATAGCCAGTATTGCTAAGTTCTTCTAACTCTATAGAAAGCATTGCGTTATCCCAACCAGCGTTTTGTGCTAGTTTATTGTCAGCAATGATGTATGCCATTTTTTGAGTTTTGGTTAGGTCTTTTAACTCAATTGTTGGGACTTCAGTAAACTTTAGTTTACGTGCCGCCATCACACGACCATGACCCGCAATAATGCCGTTTTCCCCATCAACCAAAACAGGGTTAGTCCAGCCAAACTCTTTAATGCTTGCCGCTATTTGGGCAATTTGATCTGCGGAGTGCGTTCTACTGTTTTTGATATAAGGAATTAAATCCTCAATCTTGCGTTGGACTATTTGCATCTTTTTCCAGTTGTTTAAGCCATGCTTGATTTTCAGCAATAGCGCCTGAAATGGCATGAAAGTTAGCCAACATTTGTTCTTTTTGCTTTTCTAAATCAGCAATTCGAGTTGTTATTTGTTCAATCATTTTTTAGCAGTTTTTGCAGATTCTTTAAAATCCGAAGCTGTGGGTGCGCCTTTTGAGCCGGGCTTTCTCATACGTTCAACAGGTTTGCCCTCTGCTTTTTGTTGCTTGATACGCTCTTGTTTAGCGTGAATATTGGCATAAAGACCGGGTTTACTAGCCATTTTTTACTCCTCAATTACAAAACAAACATCTTGCCAACTCATTTTGAGTAAGCGCTCATTATTGTGCTTGATTTCTTCAAACTTTAGGTATTCGTCTTTATAGTCTTTGTGGAATGTACCAAAAGCAATCTTGTCACCAATGTTTAAACCCTCGGCTTGGGCTTCTGGGCCTACCGCCATAACCGTTCCACGGCTCTCAGCCTCTGCTGATTGAAAATATATTGTGCTTTGGATGCGTTGTTCAGGGCGAACAAGAATTTTATCTTTGAGTGGTTGCAAGTTCATTTTGCATCCTTTGCTGGTCTGCCACGTTTTTTAGGCAAAAAAGCACCCGCAACTAAGGCGGGTGTAACATCCTCCGTTGGGACGATGGCAACTAACTCAAATTCACCGCACCACTCTGTGTAGTGACGGTTTTGGTAAGTGGGGTAGCGTCTGCATTGCCCCATTTGACCTATATCGTTGAAGTAGACACAAGCCTTACAATTCAAACCAGACATTTCAAATCCTTATTATTTGTGATGTTTAGAAGCCCATTCAGTCGTGCATGACTGTCTGGGTTTCGCTTTTTAGCGGTACTCTGATTTTGTTTTTGTGTAGCAAATGCCGTTGGTGCGGCCAGTGTTGAACTGGTGATCAGCACCCATTTTGTCCTCTTTACCCATAGCAACGCCACCACGCATTTTTTCCATGCGTTCGCCTGTACGGTCAGACGATTCAGCGCCTTTAGGTGGTGTTGCACCAGTTGTGCTTTTAGCCATTGTTGTGTCCATTTTACCCATGATATTTTCCTTGCAAAGAATTTATGGTTTTGACTTTATGCGCTATGTGGCACAATGTCAACTCTATTTTAACAGGATTTGTCATGGCCACAAATTTTAAAATCACTTCTGCTAAATCTAGCGCCTCTAAACAGCCTATGCACTATGAAAAAGTGTCTGAGCATCGCGCTGAAATGTCCCGCATAAAAGCTGTAGAGCAAGAACTGAAACGCCATGAGGCTCAAGGTTTAGACAAGGCTCACAAAGGCAAATAAGGAATTGGCACTTCGGTAGGCCATTTGTCTCCAAGTGCCTTAATTGTTGCTGTGTGGGCTTTTAACCACATTTCTTTGCGCTCATCTTTTGATAAATGCGCACCTTGGTCTATTTCATAATGGCATTTAAGGCACAAAGCGGCCACCAAGTTGTCATCAGCTTTAATGCTTCTACCTTTACCACCACCCCAGTTTGTATGTGCCGCTTGCACACAATTACCAGACCCACAAAGTTGACAATCAAGAGTTGACACCAGTTTTAGCAATTTTTTGCTTCTGACGTATGCGTGTTTTTGAAACAATTATGGTCTCCAAAGTAGTAAATCTGTGCTCATTTGCACATTCAAGTCTGCGTCTGCGTGTGTTTTCATCGCTGGTTCTGGTTTCTTTAACAATCGTCCAAGTTCCACATTCAGGGCATTTCATTGGTGCGACCTATCTTGCATACGATTAGTTGCTTCTCTGGTGCGCCATATTTCTATATCAAGCCTTGCCGCTTCAAGTTCCCACTTTAAAGTTTCTTCTTGCTCTATTGCCAATGCTAAGCCTTTAAGTAATTGATGATAAGCAGGGTCTGCGTATGCTTCTCGCTCTTGTGCATTTGCCGCTTCTACTCCAAGTTTTAATGCATCTTTCATTAAAATGGCTTTTTTAGATTTGCGGAATTCTTCAAGGTACACCCTTTGTGCTTTTGCTTCACCATAAGCTGGTGCTTTATCCCTGATTGTTTGTGCCGCTTCTTCTGGTTTCATTTAACAACTCCAATCATTCGTAAAGCCGCTTCAGGGCTGTCAATTCTTGCCAATGTATTACCTGACCAATTTTCAAAAAAATGCGCTTGTAATCCCGTTAAACGCTTTTTAGAGGTGCTTTTAATTTCAACCAAGAATGTGTGGCCACGAAAGCCAACTAAAAGATCAACAGGTAGCCCAATAATCCAAACATACGCACCAGCGGCACGAAGCGCACTAACAATTTGCTCTTGATTTGCATCAACCCGAGCGGCTCGTCTCATTTTGTTGCCTCATGTTTGTAATCAAGGTATCGTGACCATCCTGACCACGTTTCTTTTTTATATCCACTTTGACACTTTCCCACCATGCTTGGGCTTCCTGCTTGCCCAGCTCTAAACGTTTCTTGCGATAACGTTTTATCCACTCTCTGGCTTCCGTAAGGCTTAAGGTCTCCAGCATCTCGCAATGCTCGGTTGATGTCAGCAAGGCTAAATTCTTGGCCTTCCCGTCTTTTGTCCAACAAAGATTTGTGGTCATACATTAAAAAACCTCGTCATCTTGCCAATGCTGAACTGGTGGTTGTGTAAATGTTGCAACCGCAATATCACGTTTAGTCGCTGGTTTTTCATCCGACCATTGATGCTTTGAACACATTGGGCGCTGGCCTTCCATTTGAACCGCCCAACGATTCCCGCAACCAGTAACACTACATAAAGAGTGATTTGTATCGTCAATTTGATTGTTTTGCTGTTTAAAATTAGTTAGTGCCATGATATTTTCCCTCTACGATTTTTGCAAAATTACTAGGTTTGAGAATCCACTCCAAGTCGGCAGTAAATGCTCGGCCATCTTTACTGTTTACTTTGCCAGTTAAAAACTTAGATTTACCAATATGTTGGAAAAATTCACTCCACCATTGCAGTACATGAGTTGTCTCAATTTGCTTATCACGCGACAATTCTTCAGCAACCTCACGCCATCGTTGCCTTAAATAGCCTTGTCTTGTTGCGTTCCAAACTTCAACTTTTCGCAGTGTTGGCAACCATTGGTGATACAACTCAATAACGCTTTGATGTTGACAATCAGGCAGTTTTTGCTCAGGTTCACCATCAGGTGAGCATATATTGGTATTTATTTGGTTATTGGTTAATAGTTCTTGGTTACTAGTTGCCTTGGCGCTGGGTTGCAAGTCGGTTTCCAATGGGATACCCACTGGGTTCTTTTTTCTACCGCCCAATTTACCATTTTGCCTGTTCTTTTCTGCCATTGCATGATATTGACCAATCACATCATGGCAACGAGCATGAAACCAACCATCCTCTTGCTTTTCAAACATATCGGCCAACACAACTTCAATTACTTTACTATCCAAACGCAAGCGTCTGGCAACCCATTGGCTATCTACTGGGATTTTTTTTTCTGTGTCGTAATACATATCAAGAAGTCTTCTGTAAGCAAGGTCTTCTTCGTTTGATAAATGTGCAGTCGCACCTCGATAATCACCGATATTAAATGTGTAGTAATGCACGTGGTCTTACCTTTTTAAAACACCCTTAGAAAAGAAACAATCGGCAGGAGAAGGGTTAACTCTTTTTGGTCTGCTCATGACTTCAGACCTAGCCGTGTTTCAAAAAAATTATAAACGATTAAACCATTCTGGCTTCAAAACCATAAGCTGATACAACCGACCTTTAGGCATATTTTTCCATTGAGAAACAGCCCCACGAGTCACACCAAGCAACCTTGCAAGGGCGGCTTGTGAACCAGCTTTTAAAATTGCATCATCTTTAGACATTCGTGCATTTTACTATACAAAGCACAAGTTTATATTAGGGAAAGTCCTAATAAAAGTTTTACATTAATTATTGACTCGTGTTTAGAACCCTATACAATGTGACCATGCCCTAGCAATTTCGCATAAGGGTCTATTTGGAGAAAACATGGCACATTTAATTGAAAACAACACGCAAACAGGCAAAGCAGAAATTGCATACGCCAACAGCACACCTTGGCATGGTCTGGGTCAACAGCTTACCCAAAATGCACCTATTGATGTTTGGCGCAAAGAAGCCGGACTTGAGTGGGATGCAGAAGTTACTCCGGTTCGTTTTGAACCACATGGCCAATCTGGTGATATTTTTACAGTTAAAAACAAAAATGTTATTTTTCGCAATGACACAATGACTCCTTTAGGTGTTGTGTCTGATAGGTACAAAATTCACCAACCAGCAGATGTTTTGGACTTTTTTAATACCCTTGTGCAATCGGCTGGTTTTACTCTTGAAGTTGCAGGCGCAATTAAGGGCGGTAAACGAATCTGGGCACTGGCAAATGTCAATAAAGAATCAGTGGTTTTAAATGATGATGCTGTCAAAGGTTATTTGCTTCTTAGCACATCATTTGATGGCTCTGCCGCCACGATTGGTCAATTTACCAGTATTCGGGTTGTGTGTAATAACACCCTTTCTGCGGCTGATACTGAATCAGCACCAAGTCGCGTGATGTTGACACATGGCACAGACTTTGATGCCAGCCTAATGCGTGAACGTCTCGGCATTATTGTTGGCGGCTTTGATGGAATGATGGACAAATACAGATCACTTGCTCGACAAGACCTTTCATTGTCAGCCGCAAGATATTTTACAAAACAATTATTTCCGCCAATTTTTGATGCACAGACTGAAAAATACAAAGAGTCAAAAGGTCTTAAAAGAGTTCTTGAACTTTTTGATGGCGCGGGAATTGGTGCATCAGAGCAAGGTGTTTATGGCACTCGATGGGGTTTGTTAAATGCCGTGACCCAATACATTGACCATGAACGTGGTCATAACGTAGATACCCGCATGAACAATGCTTGGTTTGGCAATGGCAATCGCTTGAAGTCAGAAGCAGAATCACTTTTATTGGCTTGATACTGATGAGGCTACGGCCTCATCGTATTAGGGAAAGTCCTAATAAAAACTGATAAAAAGTTCTTGATAACTGTTAAGAACCCTATACAATGCACACATGCCCTGAACTTCTCGGGGTCTATTTAGGAAAAATTCAAATGCGCAAACAAATCAAAATCACCGAAGTTTACCTTCAATCAGAGTATTTCAACCACCGCCTAAATTGCACAATCCCTGCCGCTTGGATTGCTGTTTTTAACAATGGCCATGAGGTTGCCATTTGCCGCGAATGGGAGGCATCAACCGCAGAAGATGCTCAGGCTTATTACGAAATGCACCATGTTGAATACGCATAAGGAAACACCATGATTGACCACAAACTTCAATACTACTTTGATGATGTTGTTTCTTATGACAACGGCAACACAGTTCAAAACGTCAAGGTTGGCTATGACTATTTACCAGCACAACATAACCATCCCTACGACTATGACTATGCAGAAATGTTTGATGTATTTGTGTTTGACCAACAAGGCAATCACATAACTTATGACATTCCTGATGCTGAATACAAACGTATTATGCAAGAAGCCAAAGCAAACTTTGTTCAAATTCAGAGAGACCGCAATGAAATCTAAAATTATTCAAACACTTATTGAGTGCGTTTTAGCCATCATTATTTTTGGTGGTATTGGTGTAATGCTGGCTTGGCGAGGTTAAGCATGATTAACCTACTAAAAAATTATTTGCGTTTGCCATCAGCCAAAGAGTTGGCGGCCAATGAACTTGAAATGGCACATCGCAAGCTGTTAGTGGCTCTTAGCGCACAGGAATATGCAAAGCGTATGTGTGATTACCACTCAGACCGAATCAAACGCCTAACGGCTTATTTGAAAGACGAAACATGAAAATAACGCAATTTTTGCATGATGTAGTTACTACAGCTACAAAAGAATCAGTCTGCACTCACACAGACGGAACAGAATACTTGGTTAGACATATCTACATTAAAGATAGTTTAAACAACGTATGTGAAATAGTTTTATTTGGCAAAACAACAGAAATTCTTGACGAAAGTAATAAATGAAAAATTTAGCAACAGCATTAGTTAAGGCACAAAAAGCTTTTGGACCAGCCTTAAAAACATCTACAAACCCACATTTTCGTAGCCGATATGCAGACTTATCATCTTGCGTTGAAGCTGTTGTGGACTCTCTAAACGATAACGGCATATTTCTTTTACAAAAAAATTATGACTGCACTGATGGCGTAATGGTTGAAACTGTTTTTGTCCACGAATCAGGTGAAATGCTTGAATGTGGCATTGTGCATTTTCCAGCCGTTAAGCATGACCCGCAAGGTTATGCAAGTGCTTTAACTTACGCAAGGCGTTATAGCCTTATGGCGGCTTGCGGTATTGCACCAGAGGATGACGATGGCAATGCGGCTAGTCGTAAAACAGTTATTACATCAACAATTGATGAAAATGCGCTTGTAGATCATTTAGCCGCTATTCAGGCATCTACAGACCAAGATCAATTAAAAAGCGCTTACAAAGCCGCTTATGCCGCTTGCAATGGTGATACCGATTGGCAAAAGAAAATAATTGCCGCCAAAGATAAAGCAAAGGAAAAATTATGATTGAAATGATGGATCAAGGCTCAGAAGAATGGTTTAAGGCGCGAATTGGTAAAGTTACAGCATCCCGTGTGGCTGATGTACTTGCTAGAACCAAATCAGGTTACAGTGCCAGCCGTGACAATTACATGGCTCAATTGATTTGTGAACGTTTAACCAACCAAAAAGCAGAAGGTTTTAGTAATGTTGCAATGCAACATGGCACAGACACAGAACCTTTAGCACGAGCCGCTTATGAGGATTACGCAGATATTTTGGTTGATGAAGTTGGCTTTGTGCCGCATCCGTCAATCATTATGGCTGGTGCTTCTCCTGATGGGCTTGTTGGTGATGATGGGTTAATAGAAATTAAATGCCCAAATACGGCCACGCACATTGAAACTTTGCTTTCAAGAACCGTGCCAAGTAAATACAACACGCAAATGCAATTTCAGATGGCTTGCACAGGCCGTGAATGGTGTGACTTTGTCAGCTTTGACAATCGTTTACCTCAAGACCTTCAGTTGTTTGTTACACGTGTTCCAAGGGACAAAATGTATGGCAGGCTAATGGAGGAAGAAATTGTCAAATTCTTAAATGAACTTGATATAAAAATTGCTGAACTTATGAAAGTAAATGATCTTATGAAAGTAAAAAATGTCTAAACTTTATGAAATTACCGTGGTTTCTGGTAAATATAAAAACAAAGATGGTGTAGAAAAGTCACGCTATCAAAACATTGGCTCTGTTATTGAAACCAAAAATGGACCGATGTTAAAACTTGACAGCATCCCACTGCCTGATGGCGGCTGGAATGGCTGGGCATATCTTAATACGCCAAAACCTAAAGACGAGTACCAAGGTTTGCCAAAAGACGACGACGATATTCCATTTTGATTAACGGGGGGAAAGCTGTGCAAAGGATATTCCTAGCTTGCAGACGAGCAGTTAGTACCCCCACCTTTAAGGAAACAACATGACATTTAGCAAAGTATTTGAATCAATCTTTGGCTCAGAACCAAAATTCATGGCTAGAGCATCAGACCCACTCACCAGCATGGAAGCGGCTGAATCAATTGATTCCACACGGCTAGAACAAATGGTTTATGAAGTGGTTGCCAAATATCCAAATGGATGCACTTCTGATGAAGTAATGGCGCATTTTCCACACCACGGTGTTCAGACCATTTCGCCTAGATTTGCGCCATTGATACGCAAAGGGTTTATTGAGGATACAGGCGAAAAACGCAAAGCTAAATCAGGACGTTCACAGCGTGTGATGAAAATAATTAAACAATGAAACTTAAAATGACACCACTAAGCCTTAACAGCAATCAGCCCGTTCATAAATTACGATCTTGTAATAATTGTGATGAAATCAAACCACCAGAGGGCGGGATTGACAT